CAGGAAATGGCGAGGGGATTGACCCAACAAACAATCCAGCAATGCCAGGGGAGATGGCTTTTTCTGGACAGGTTGAAGAACCTGCCTAATCAAGTTAGAGAAATACTAAAAGATAGTGTTGACTAATTAGTTTTAAATTGTTATAATAAACAAACGAGGATAAAAATATGCACTACAAGAATGCTAAATATAAAAAACCAGTCAATATGGCTACAGGTGGACTTATGTCTCAACCTCCATATATTGCTAAACAGGATGAAGAAAAAGATGAGGGTATTACTCCTTATGATGTTAACACTCCTGAATCTGCAAGACAAGGTATGCCTTCTAGATTACTAAGTAAATCAAGAACAAGATTTAATAGAGGTGATATTGCAAGAAATTTAATTAGACCTATTGATATTCCTGATGATGAGCTTGAAGAAGGACCAGCAGAAGGAGATATACCTGGAGAAAAATATGCAGGTGGTAAGTCAGCTAAAGATAAATTAATTTTAAATCAAATAGAAAAATTAGAAGCTCAAAAAGAAATTATAGATGACTCTGGTCAAAAATCTAATATTGATAATCAAATTAAAAAATTAGAATCAATGATGAGTACTAAAATACAAGCAGCAACTGGTGGCTATATGGATGGAAATCAAATAGCAGAAGAAACACCACTAGCTTTAAATATTGGTGGTGCAGTTGGAAGAAGAGAAGAAAGAAAAGAATATCAAGCATATGCTGAAGGTGATATGGTAGAAGATGAATCTTTATTAGCACCTATGGGTATGGAAGAAGAAAATGCAATAGCAGAAACTGATATGGAAATGACTGCTGAAGATGATATGGAAGATGATATGGAAGATGATATGGATTATGATTCAGTATTAGATACTTCAATGTTATCAGCAGAAGAAGAAAAATTATTAGATGAAGCAGTAGAAATGCATCCAGAACTAGAAGCAATTATTCCAAAGATAGTTGCAACAGAATTTACAGAAGATGAATTAGTAGAAGGACCAGGAGATGGAACTTCAGATTCAATTCCAGCACTTTTATCAGATGGAGAATTTGTATTTACAGCCAAAGCAGTTAAGAATATTGGTGTAGACAAATTAAGAAAGATGATGAAACAAGCAGAAGAAAGTTATGATGCTGGACAAGTAAGTCAAGAAGAAAATGCTGCAATGTCAGCAGATGATTCTTTATTGGCATAACAGAATTTTTAGAGTGGTACTCTAAGAATAAACAAGCTACCTTTTAGAAATAAAAGCCCTTGTAGTTTTGTTTTCAATCAATAACCAAATTTTAGCTACCTTCACAGTTAAAGAAGCCCTAAAGGAGGACATATGAAAGAAGACGAAGGACAAACTAAGGAAGTCAAAGCGAATCCTTATAACAGGAATAAATCATGGCATACAGAAGATATTATGCCTACAAATTTTGTTTCTGCAGATAGTGGACCAGCAGATGCCAACACCGACCCTAGAGGTTTAGTTAGAGAAGCTACTGATAGTAATATCAACCCTGATACTAACCAAACATTAGATTCGGCTACTTCGGATAAGTCTTTACAAGAATCAGCACTTAATGTTGCTGATACTAAAGCTTATACAAAAGTTGACTATAAAAAAAGATATGACGACCTAAAACGATATTATGATAGGAAGTTAGGAGAGTGGAGTTCTAAAGAAGGAGACCTTAAAGCACAGCTTCAAGCAAACCGACCTAAGTACACACCACCTAAATCTGAAGAAGAATTAAAAGTCTTTAAAGAAGAATATCCTGACATATATGGAGTTGTGGAAACTGTATCTCACTTGCAATCTCGTAATGAGATGACAAGTTTACAAGAAGAAGTTGAAGCTCTTAAAAAAAAGAATGATGCTTTGGCAGCTCGTGAAGCTCAATTAGAGTTATCGAAATTTCATCCAGACTTTAATGAAATTAAAGAATCAGATGATTTTCATGCTTGGGCAGATGAACAGCCAATGGAAATTAAATCTTGGATTTATGAGAACAACAACAATGGTAAACTTGCAGCAAGAGCAGTCGACCTGTATAAAAAAGACCGAGGACTTGTATTAGATAAAAAAACTACTACTGAAAAAAAGCAACCTACAGCAGGTGCTGATTTGCTAGTTAAAACTAGAGAACAAATTGGACAACCTACTGGACAGAAGCCAATTTTCAAAACCTCAGATATTCAAAAGATGTCTGTTGAAGAGTTTGAAAGATATGAAAAAGATATCTTGACAGCTCAAGCAGAAGGTAGAGTTATTAAAGATTAACTTTATTTTCTTTTTTATCAACAAGTAAACAACAAAAAAGGAATATATTATGGCACACTTTGCAGGAGGTTCTACTACTAACTTTGGTGGACAGAACCCTTCAGGAACACAAGCCAATACATTTTGGGTTCCAGAAATATATAGTAAAAAAGTATGGATGGCTTTAAGAAAAGCATCTACAGTCGAAGCAGTCTGTAACACAGACTACATGGGCGAAATCAAATCATTCGGTGATACAGTAAATATCGTGAAAGAACCACAAATGTCTGTGGCAGCTTACACTAGAGGTACAGCTACTTCTAATACTGCGATTACTGACCATGAATTAGTGTTGACTATTGACAAAGCTAATTACTTTAGTTTTGCAATCGATTCTTTAGAGAAAAGATTTGGTCACATTAACTTTGCTGATATCGCTTCAAACAATGCAGCTTACAAGCTAAAAGATACAATGGATGCAGAAGTATTAGAGCATATGTATACTGAGTCTATCGGTTCAGGTTCACAAGCAGACTCTCTTACTCCTATTGCGACATCAGGTGGTGTAGCAGCAGCTCAAGCTATCTTTGGTTCAGTTGCAACTCCGATTGATATTGGACACGCAACAGGTGAAGTTGACCCTCTAAACTTTATGAGTTCATGCTCACAAGTTATGGATGAGAAAGCTAACCCTGAAGAAAATAGATGGTTCGTAGCAGCTCCTAAGTTCTACAACCAATTAGCAGATACTTCATCTAAACTTCTATCAATTGACTTTAATGCAGGTAAAGGTTCATTAAGAAATGGACTTGTTGCATCTGGTTTAATTAGAGGTTTTGCTATGTACAAATCTAACAACTTGAAAACACAACAAGTTGGTGGTGGTTCTGGACCTACTGAAGCAGTAGTTCAGTTCGGTCATATGAGAAGTACTTCTTGTGCGAATGCAATGAATACAGTTGAGTCTTTCAGAAGCCCAACTACATTTGCTGACCAAGTAAGAGGTCTTCATGTATATGGAAGAAAAGTTCTTGAGAAATTATCAGTTGGTGCTGGTATTATCAAAATAGACTAATCAATAATCAAATGTTAGGGGGAGCAATCCCCCTTGCATTATTTTAATAAAAGGAAATTATTATGGATATAAGAGAACATATACCACATTTTGTAAAAGAACATAAAAAAGCAATAGCAGTAGCTGTTGTTGTTTTAGTTATTGCAATAATATTATAAGGAATTTTATGGGATTAATGTCATCTCCTGCATGGACAAGGAAAGAAGGCAAAAACCCTAAAGGTGGTTTAAATGCTAAAGGTAGAGCATCTTACAATAAAGGTAGAACCAAAACAGGTAAGAAAAGAAATCTTAAAGCACCTAGTAAAGTTAAGGGAAACAAAAGAAGAAAAAGTTTTTGTGCAAGAATGAAAGGAATGAAAAAGAAATTGACTTCCAAGAAAACTGCTAGAGACCCTAACTCAAGAATTAACAAATCATTAAGGGCATGGAACTGTTAAATGGCAAAAACATATAAAGCAATAGTCAACGAATTATTAGTAGAATTAAATGAACCAGAAGTTTCAACAGTATCTACAGGAGTTGGAATACAAAAACAAGTAGCTAATGTAGTTAATAGAGCTTACTTTGATATAGTCGATGCTGTTGATGATTGGTCATGGTTAAGTACAGATGTACCTGATGACCCTTATTATGGAAATACAATTGTACCAACAGTTATTGGACAAAGATGGTATTTATTAAAAGCTGGTTCTGCAAATATAGATTCAGATTTTGATTCAGTAAACTGGGATATGTTTACTTTAGTAGATACTAACTCACCTTACACAAACAATAAATTACCTTTTACAACTTTAACAACATGGAGAAGTAACTATGCTTCTTCAGAAGAACAGAATGCAAGAACTAATAATTATGCAACTCCAGTAAGAGTAATAAGAAGTTCAGATGGTAGAAGATTTGGATTATCTCCAATACCTGATAAAGTTTATAATATACATTTCTTTGCATACAATAGACCTACTGCTTTATCAGCAGATGGTGATACAGTATTATTTCCAGAACAATACAAACCAGTTTTACTAGCAAGAGCTAGATATTATTTATATCAATTTAAAGATAACATTGCTCAATCACAATTAGCTTTAGATGAATATAAAAAAGGATTACAAAATATGGCTGATAATTTAAATTCACCTCAGCCACAATATATGTCAGATGTAAGGTTTACTTACTTACTACCATAGGATAAAAAATTATGCCAACACAAGGAGCTTCAATTACTGTTGCAGGAGGTTTGGATTTAGTATCAAGCTCTCATGCTTTATTTCGAACT